AAGTCACAAGTTCAAGAAAAACGATTGCAAGATAAAGAATCTAAAAAACAAGCACTTTCAGAAGCTAAAAAAGAAATGAATTCTAAAATAAATAAGATGAATTCATCACAGAAGAGGAGGTATATTGAAAATGGATAAACATGATGCTATCATATTCATAACTCCAAATGTTGGTGAATACTATCAAAATAATGTTTTTTTTCGCAACTTAAATAGTGATGAAATTTCCTTATTAGGAAAAGAATTAACTGTTGAATACAGAAAAAAACATAGTTCATATATTGATTGCATATCAGATTTAAAAGAAAAAATGATTAAGATACAAAAAATATTGGAGGAATAAAATGGCAGCTAAAAAAAGAACAACAAGCAAAATAAAAGAAGCAGATCTTTCCAAAGTAGAAAAGTTTTATATTGAACAACACTGTAGAACTCTTGATTTAGAAACAATCTGCAAGGACATTGATAATCATAGTTTAAAGGTAAAAGCTTTTCTGCACGAGTGTATTGAAAAGTCTGAAAAAGACGATACAATAGACAAGCTAATGGTAGTTGATAGTAAAAATGGCTATGCAGTTATGACAAAAGGAGCATCGGAAAAAGGTGAAAAAACAAGAAAAAGAGAGCCAAATAAATCACTTACCCAGCATATCCATAAAATCAGATAAAAAGAGAAAGCAGAACAAAGCAAAAGATTGTACAGATGAAACGCCTTTTAAGTCTAAGTACAAAGAAGGATATATTACTGCTTCTAATTACCTTGCGGAGTTAATATTTGAAAAACGAAATGAAGCATTCAATAGTGGCAAATGTGCTGAGAGATTTTGGACTAAGGATAGTAAACTACATGGAGCGTATAAGGGGCAGGTAATTGCCGCCGCTAGACTTCTAAAGAAATACCATGCAGATTCTATAATAAAAGCACTAAAAAGTGCTGAAGCAAAATACATCTTAAAAATACAGGATAAAAAGCTCATACCTATAATTGAAAAGTTTGAGAAAAACCGGGTTGACAAGCAGCTTGATGAGAGCTATAATAGAACCGAAGGGCTTGCAAAACCGTTTCGGTCTAATAAGAAAAATGTATTTAAGGATCTGTAAGTTATGGCGAAAGAAAAAAAGAAAGTTGATTTGAGTACTGACAAAGCAATACAAAAAGCATTCGGTAAAGTTGTATCTAGAGGTTCAGAATTAGTTCAGGCTAAAAAAGACCTAAAACCAGTAAGTGTAAGTCCAGCTTTAGATCTCGCTTTAAATGGTGGAATTCTTGAAGGTAGTTGGACTATTATTTCTGGTGATCCTAAAACGGGTAAGAGCACGACGTGTCTTCAAATTTGCAAAAATGCACAAGATGAAGGAAGGCCGGTTATCTATATTGATGGAGAAAGCCGACTGAAAGCTTATAATCTCGTAGGTATAGAAGGTCTTGATCTAGATAAGATTCAAATTATACATAGTCCAGATGATGGAGAATCTCTTGCAGCAGAAGACTTTCTAGACATTGCAGAAAGCCTTATGAAAAGACCAGATAATTGTGGTGCTGTTCTTGTTATTGATTCATGCTCATCTTTAATTCCACGAGCAGAATTAGAAGAAAGTGCTTCTGCATCATTACGTGCCAGCCTACCAAAGCTTCTTTCTCACTGGATTAAGAAGAATGCACAAACAGTTGTAAAGAACAAGATTAATGCATTAATAATCACGCATTATATCACAAATACTTCTGGCTATGGTAAAGTAAAAATTCCTGACTGTGGAGTAATGGTTCAATATCAAGCAGATACTAGACTTGATATTGCTAAAATTGAGCCATGGGAAGAAAACAATAAAAAAATAGGTCAGTTAGTTCATTGGAAAATTTCATGTTCTTCTATGGGTGCTTCTGGTGCTGAGTGTATCAGTTATATCAAGTACAATAAAGGCATTGATAAAGAAAAAGAAGTCATTGAATTGGCTGAGTCTTTTGGTATTATTGATAAGGCTGGTGCATGGTATTCTATTCCATTTCTTGGTGAAGCACAGGGTTTTGAAGAACCTCCAAAATTCCAAGGCCAAGCAAAGATTTATGAATTCTTAACAGAGCGAAAAGATATCTTTAAGAGTATCAACGATAAAGTCAAGGAAATGCTGTCTGATGTTTAGAGTAACTGGATTTGACAACAAACAACATCTATTCAATTACGCAAAAAACAGAGTCAGAAAATTCCTGAAAAATAAATCATCTTTGCATACTTTGGCTAGAGACATTATCAAAGAAATGTTTCCTGGCCTTTCTATATATGAAGAAGTAACTCTTCCAGGTTCTAAGCGACTTGGAAGATCTTCTTTATTATATGCTGATTTCTTCATTCCAGACGCAATGCTTGTAATTGAAGTGCATGGAAGACAGCATTATCAGTACTGCTCATTCTTTCATAAAGACAAAATAGACTTTGTTAATGCCAAGAAAAGAGATACTGATAAAATTGAATGGTGTGAGATGAACAATATCAATATCGTTGTACTGCCCTTTAATGAGAAAGACACATGGAAGAATTTAATACAACAAGCTATGAATCAATAGAAGTCTTAGAAAAATTTACCAAATGGGTTGAAGACTTCTGTGTAGAAAACGGAGTTATTGACTATAAAGAGAATGACCAGTATGACATGATAATAAATATGTCTCATGATGACATACTTGGATTGTCAAATGACGAATGTTTTGCATATGCCCTTACTTTAATGAATTATGCCAGTCTACTTCAGAAAAAATATGATGTTGTACACAGTCAACATACATGGTGTGTTGAAGCATTAAATTTTTTGTATGCTAAATACTGGGATAAATACGACAAGTATCTTCCTGCTGAAATCAAAAAGAAGTCCATCATATTAGAAAATTCTTTTGCACAAAGTGTAGAAAAGGCTAGAATTAGATTATATGCAGCAATGCAAATTCTATCTGAATCCGCCAAAGATGTCAGGAAAAGAGTCTCAATATTTCAAGATCTTGGAAAACATAGGAGTTTCAAATGAACATAGCAAATCTTTTACAAAAGGCATTAGAAGAATGCAATTGGGAATTCGTATCGGATGTGTATGAAATGATGACAGGTCAACGAATTGATCCTCCAGAACCAGATGATGTTTTTGATATGCTATGCAATATAAGCGATAAAATAGCAAATCTTGAATCCAATCTATTATCCGAAAATAAAAACACTAGTAAAAAGAGAAAATATACCAAGAAATCTGCCGCTAAAATCGCAAGTAAAAAAAAATCACCAGAGCCAATAAATTTTTCAGTTGCATCTGAAAAAAAATCGCGTAAAATATCTGGTGACAACAGGGAAAACAAATTTGAGCAAATGACTGGCATAATGGAAGAGGCTGAGAAGGAAAGCGGATACGACAAAATTAATGATGACATAAAGCCAACCTCTAGAAATAGAAAAACATATTCTGAAAAAAACGTAAAATGTAGTGAATGTGATAAGACCTTTAAGGTCCATCCGATGTTTGTTCGTGAAAATTATTTATGCGATAGGTGTATAGGCAGAAGGGGCTGATATGTCAAAGATTGAAACAACTCTGAACAATGTTGCTTCTGAACGTGCAGTTCTTGCTGGAATTTTTCAGCATGGAAAAGAAAGTCTAATTGAAGTTGAGTTGTTTGTAAGTGAAAATAGTTTCACTATAGACATAAACAAGGTGCTATATAAGTGTGCATCACACGCATTGCAAAATAGTGATACTATTAGCTATACAGATGTTCTATCATCTGCCAAAAGTCTTAATCTTGACGAATATGTCGCAAAAGATGAAGTTTTGCGACACATAACTGGAATATGTAACACTCCGATACATATTGATAATGTAGTTGAACATGCAAAAAGACTCAAACGACTTGAGTTTGCTAGAAAAGTTCAAAGCGAACTTAGGCCGATATATGCTAATTTGAATAAGATAACTGGAGACGAATCTATAAACGAGATTCTTTCCATTGCGGAATCTCCAATACAAGATATTTGTCTTTCCTATATTAAGGAAGATGAGATGTCTCCACAGGCTATTGGTGATGATATTGATGATTATATACTGCATCTAGAAGAAAATCAAAATAAATCAATAGGAATCACAACTGGATTTGCAGCCTTTGATAATGCAATAGGTGGAGGCTTGAGAAGAAAATGTGTTGATCTCATTGCTGCTAGACCTAAAACTGGCAAAAGCTGTTTGGCAGATAATATTGCTCTTTATGTTGCAAAAACTCATAAAATTCCAGTATTAATGCTTGATACCGAGATGAGCAAAGAAGATCATCTAAATAGGCTTTTGGCGAATCTCAGTGAAACTGAAATAAATAAGATAGCATCTGGCAGTTTCTTTGATGATGAAGAAAAGAAAGACAAAATTATACAGGGCACAAAGCTTCTAAAAGAAATACCATATGATTACATCAGCATCGCTGGAAGACCATTTGAAGAGACACTATCTATAGCTAAGAGATGGTTGATTAAGAAAGTCGGATTTGATGAAGACGGTAATTTAAATGACTGTCTCATTATTTATGACTACCTGAAGTTAATGACATCTGCCAGCATAAATAATAATCTTGCAGAATTTCAAGTTCTCGGTTTTCAAATTACAGCACTGCATAATTTCTGTGTAGAAAATGATTGTCCCTGCTTATCTTTTGTTCAGCTTAATCGTGATGGAATTACAAAGGAAAGCACAGATGTTGTTAGCGGATCTGATAGACTTGTCTGGCTATGCACAAGTTTCTCAATCTTTAAAGATAAAACTGATGAAGAAAGAATGGCTGATGGTGTTAGATCTGGCAATAAAAAATTAATACCAGTTGTATCTAGACATGGACCTGGAATTGATGATGAGGGGTATATATGCTTGCAGATGGATGGTCAGTATGCTAGAATACGAGAGCTTGGAACTATCAGGAGTATGAAACGAGATGCAAACAATAACCAAGACGGATTCTCAGATCAAGAAAACCTTGATATTGAAAATGAAGTTGATGAGGAAGATTTTTGAACTCTTTGAATTCTTTGAAATTGACGAATATTATGAGTCAAATAATCTTCTTGTAAGCAAATGTCCGGTGCATGATGGTGATAATCTTAGTGCATTTAACATCAATATAGATGATTCTAATGAAGAACATTATGGAAAATGGTTTTGTAATACTAAATCATGTCATGAAAATAAACCTGGAAAAGACATATTGTCACTAGTATGGATGTTATTAGAAAAGAAAAGCAATAAAGAAATGAAATTTCCTGAAGTCATTAAGTTTTGTAAAAACTTCTGTTCTGATATAGCTATTGATGAATCTAATGTTTCTATTAGAAGTCATGATGTATTAGATAAACTATTGAGGATAAATGCAAGGAAAACAAATAAAAACAATATCCTTAGAATAAATAAAGATACAGTAAGGAGTAGACTTATATTTCCGGCAAAATTCTACATAGATAGAGGATTTACAGAAAGTGTTCTTAATGAATTCGATGTTGGACTCTGTATGAATCCAAAAAGCCAAATGCATAATCGTGTAGTATTTCCAGTATATGATGAAAATGATGAATTTATGATTGGATGTACTGGTAGAACCATTTGCAATGACAATAAAAAATGGATAAATCAAAAGGGTTTCAATAAATCCAACTTCCTATATAATTATGGAAAAGCAATAGGTCATATCAGGGCTACAGATACTATAATACTAGTAGAAGGACAGGGAGATGTAATACGCTTATGGGAATCTGGAATCTATAATGCGGTAGGCATGTTTGGCTCAAAAATTAGCGACTCCCAAGAATTTCTAATACAAAAAACTGGCGTCTCAAATATCTTTATTGCTACTGATAACGATGATGCTGGACAATCATGCGCTAAAGATATTGTTGATAGATTGAAGTATCTGTTCAATATTTACATACTCAATGTGACAAAAAACGACATAGGTGATATGTCAACTCAAGAAATAAATGATATTATTAAGCCTCAGATTCAAGGGAAATTTTAATGACAAAAATTATAGCACTTTGTGGTAAAAAGCAATCTGGTAAAAGCACATTGTCTAATTATTTGCATGGTCATGAATTAAAGAGGTATGATGTAATTGAAAAATTTTTCATGTCACCAGAAGGCCAGCTAGTAGTGAACTGCACGTTTCATGATGACAATGGAAAAGAATTTGATGAAATGGGAATTTTAGACCTCAGTCAAAAAACACAAGAGTTTTATGAATATGCTGCTAGGCGTGTTTGGCCTTTGATTCGTGGTTACAATTTTGCAGATTCGCTAAAAGAAATTTGTGTAATGCTATTCAATATTCCACCAGAATGCGTATATGGCACCGACGAACAAAAGAATCAAATCCAAGAACATCTACGATGGGAAAATATGCCAGGAATTGAAATAACAAACAGTGATGTATTAAATAAAACTGGACCTATGACTTCTCGTGAATTCATGCAATTTTTTGGCACTGATATTATGCGTAAAATGTATGAGCCTATTTGGCTAGAAAACTGTTTCAAGAGAATTGAAGAAGATAAGCCAGAAATTGCTGTTATATCAGATTGTAGATTTATGAATGAAGTTAAAGCCGTCCAAGAAAGAGGAGGAAAAGTCATTAGATTAACTAGATCTCCATATGATAGCACACATTCTAGTGAAACAGATGCAGATACATATACTGGATTTGATTCTATCATTAATAATCAAAATCTTAGTATAGAAGAATCATGTAGTGAATTCTTGACTATATTGATAAAAATGGGCTTTACTAAAAAAATAAGGGAAGTCGGTAAATTCACCGCATCAATTAAATAATCTCTACATTGGATAGGATAGATTCTAATTTAGGATACACAAAGTGTAATACCCAATTGTTACACAAAGATATTAATAGAATGAAGTATACACACGATACCCTATACTTTATAGAGCTATGTAAAAACGTAATAAAATTTAACAAAAGGGAATAAAATTTATGATAGTCTGCTATCACCGGAGTTCATCTTTAAGTACGATGGAAATGTGCGAAATGAAATACTTCTTTCAGTATGTACTTGGAATGAAAGATAAGACGAATAAAAAAGCAGTCATGGGAACGGTTTTTCATCGCGTTATGCAAGTACTTGCTGATAAGAAAATAGCACAGATCAATAAAAAGAAAAAGCTCTCCAATGATGATATTCAGGATTTGACATTTGCAGAATGTGACGATATAGACTATGTTACGCATTTATGTTTTGAATACTATAAAAAACATGAAGATGATGTAAACTTAACCTCAAAAGACTTGAAAACATGCATTGAATGGGTACATAAGGCATTAGCTTATAACAATGGGGAATTAGATCCTAGAAATCAAAATGTTCATGCTACTGAATTATTCTTTGACATAGAAATAAAAAAGCCCTGGGCGGCATATCAATATTTTGTTGGCGATAAAGAATTTTCTGGATATTTGTCAATCAAAGGGACGATAGACTTAATAATCAAAGAAGATGAGTCTTACTACCAAGTATTAGATTACAAATCTGGTAAAAGATTGAACTGGGCCACAGGCAAAGAAAAAACATATAAAGACCTATGTTCTGACAAGCAGCTTTTACTCTACTTCTATGCTTTAAAGAACATGTATCCAGATCATGATTTTTACACCAGTATTTATTATGTCAATGATGGAGGCATTTTTGATATAGTCTTTTCTGATGAAGATTATGATAAAGCTGAAAATATGCTTAGAGAAAAGTTTGAAAAAATAAGATCTATCAATCTACCAAACCAGTTGTCTAAAGATCAAAGTCATTGGAAATGCACTAAGCTGTGCAAGTTTTCTGAAAACTTCAAAGACGGAAAAACGACTTGCCAATACTTCTACGATATGGTAGAATCAGAAGGCATGGACAAGACTGTACTTGAATATGCAAATCTCAATAAAATTGGAAAATACGGTGCTGGTGGAGGAAGACTAGAAGATGATCAGAAATCATAGCCATTATTCACTACTGCTTTCTACCTCAAGGTGCGACCAGATAGCCAAGATATGTAAGAATCATGGATGGGGACATGCTGGCATTACTGATGTTAGCAGTATTAGCGGATGTGTTAATTTCATACAGGCTTGTAAAAAATCAGATATTAAGCCCATTATAGGATCAGAAATCATACTAGATAATAACTCTAGAATTACACTCATCTGCATGAACAATGCGGCGTGGGTTGATCTACTAAAAGTGATTTCTGTATCTAACAGTCCAGATAATTTCAAGGAAACTCCAAGAATTTCTTTGGACCAACTTATTGAAACTATTGATGCAGATAACTTCATTTGTATTGATGGATATGTTGGCAGTCTATTATTCTCAAAAGTAATCAGCAGTGATGAATGTATATTTGATACTATTGATGATGATGGCATCAAAGATTGTCTAGTTGAAGATCACCTCAAAGTGTCTAGCAATCATATAGAATACATGAAGAATATTTTTCACAGCTATTTTCTAGAGATAAACAACATAGACCACGAGTCATATCCAGTAACAAAGATTATGACTGAAATAATTAAATCTGTAAATACTGACGATTGCATACCAGATACAAGTTCATTTTATCCAGAAAGAAAAGATGCTATTGATCATAGAGTTTTGATTTGCACCAAGCTTAAAACTACCATGAGGCAATTAGATCAAAAAATCTCTGAAAAGAAAGACCTTGATTCTTTAAGGTTTATTCGCAGTAGCAATTACTATATCAAGGATTTTAATTATCTTACTGAGCATTACGATAATAACTGCATAGACAACCTTGCAAATATTGCAAATCTAGTTGATGAAATAAATATTCTATCAAAACCTAAACTGCCAGCATTTGAAACTCCAGATGGCTCATCAGAAGATGAATACCTGAAACAGTTGTGTCGTAATGGCTGGAGAAAACTCATAATGGATCGCATAGATTCAAGTAAAGTAGAAATATATAAAGATAGAGTTCTCAAAGAATTAGAAGTCATTAAGAAGGCCAACCTAGCTGGGTACTTTTTAATTGTCCAAGATTATGTTAATCACTTTCGTGATCTGGGATGTTTGGTTGGACCAGCACGAGGATCTGGTGGAGGATCATTAGTGTGTTATCTAACAGGCATAACACTTATTGATCCTATTGAATATGGTCTTCTATTTGAGCGATTCTATAATGAAGGACGAAATACAGACGATCATGTTTCATTGCCAGATATTGACGTTGACTTCCCTCCAGATTATCGTGATGATGTTATTCAATATCTAAAAGATAAGTACGGAGAATCTAGAGTTTGTCAGATGTTAACATTTGGCAAGCTTGCCGGTAGGTCTATAATTAAAGAGGTGTTGAGGGTCAATGAATCCTGCGGATTTGAACAGATGAATCAGATTACAGAAAAGATCCCCAATGAAGCTGCTATCTCTGACCTACTGGAAGAAATGGACAATCCATCAGTTATTAGATGGGCACTAGAAAATGACAAGAATGCCCTCATTGACTATTGCTGGCTGGATGACGATGGTAATCTACAAGGCGATTATGCAAAATCATTTGAACAGGCTATGAGAATGGAAGGCATCTTTAAGACTCAAGGAAAACATGCTGCTGGCGTGGTTATTTCCTCTGATGAATTGCAAGAAGTTTGCCCTATGGTAAAGTCATCACGAAGTTCCGAACAGATAGCGGGAATGGAAATGCAAGACTTAGAATCTCTTGGCTGCGTGAAATTTGACATTCTTGGCGTTAATTTGCTCAAGAAAATATCCGAAACTATACATGAGGCAAATAATGAATTATAGAGATTATATAGTGTATGACTTTGAAACTACAAGTGCTAATCCAAATACTACGCAGCCAGTGCAAATTGCTGCTGTTGCAATTCATGGAAGAAAGCTTGAGATTAAAGAAGGTACAGAATTTCAATCTTTGATGAAACCAGTCTTTGACAAAGACCAATGTAAAAAGCTAAAGATAGATCCGCTAGAGCCGGGTGCGGTAGCAGTTCATGGAAAGACTGAAGAAATTCTTCAAAATGCACCATCAGCAGAATCTGTATGGAAAAACTTCACAGATTATGTTAACCAATTCAACTTTAAAGGTGGCAATTGGGGTGCCCCAATTTCTGTTGGTTATAATATTAGAGGGTTTGACTCCATTATTGTAAATCGCCTATGCACACAAAAGCCATACAAATTTGGCCCAGTTGATGATAAACGTGGCGAACAAAACATATTCAATAGAATACATAGTATAGATCTACTTGATTTTATGTTCGCTATGTTTGAAAATAACAAAGATGTTAATTCTCTTTCTGCCGATAATCTTGTTAGAGGTTATATGGGATATTCTTCTGGCACGGCACACGATGCTATGTCTGATGTTATCATGACCGCAGAGCTATTCTGTAGAACTATGCGAATGTTGAGAACTACCGCTTCTAGAAAAAATTTCAAAGGTGCATTTAATGATTAATAATACTGAAGTAAAAATATGTGTTAAATGCAAAAAGTCTTTACCTATAACTAATTTTAGCAAAAGAGGTGGAGAAAATTATCTCAGAACAGAGTGCAAGCAATGTAACAGTAAACTATCTAAACGTCGTTCAGAACTTCGTAAACATTATGGAATGCCCCATTCAAATTACTCATGCCCTATTTGCAAGAGAAGCCAAAAAGAATGCAGTGGAGAAGGAAGCAGTAAGGCATCCGCATGGGTTATTGATCATTGTCATGAAACAAATCGTTTTAGAGGGTGGCTATGCCATAAATGTAATAGAGGTCTAGGTGCATTCAATGATGACTTAATTATATTGTTTAGAGTGTTGATATACTTAATAAAAGGCAAACTATTTTATACTAAAGGGAAAAATGATTGATATTACTACTGTTCCAGAAAATGACAAAGATGTTTGGAAGATGATAGGCGAAGGTCGCGTCAAAGGATGCTTCCAAATTGAAAGCCATCTTGGTAAAACTTGGTGTCAAAAATTGAAGCCAGAAAATATGATGGAGCTTGCTGCTCTTATCAGTATTATTAGACCTGGAACTCTAAAGTCTATAGTAGATGGAAAATCCATGACTCAGCACTTCGTTGACCGCAAACACGGCAAGGAAGAAATTCCAAGTTTGCACCCTTTAATTGACGATATGCTTAAAGAGACTTATGGAGTTATCGTATACCAGGAACAAGCGATGGAAATCTCAGTCAAGATGGCAGGATTTAATCTCAAGGAAGCAGATGATCTTCGTAAAGCTATTGGCAAGAAGAAAGCAGACCTCATGAAAGAGGTTCGCGTAAAATTTATTGAGGGATGCAAGAATAACAATATCGAGGAATCAAAATCTACTGAAATTTTCGATATGATTGAAAAGTCAGCAAGATATTCATTCAATAAGTCCCATGCTGTTGCCTACGCCAAAATGGCCTATTGGTCAGCATGGGTAAGATATCATCATCCAGAGAAATTCTTTAAGAATTGGCTAAGGAACGCAGATGAGAAAATAGATCCAGATTTTGAAAAGAGGCAATTAATTATGTCCGCTAAAGCAGAAGATATAGAGATTCGCGGACCAAATATTAATATACTTGAAGAAAACTTTTCATGGAAAAATGGCTGCATTTATTTTGGTATTTGCAATGTGAAGAATGTTGGAAGGGCACATTTAAATCAACTTATAGAAGGATTCAAAAGTCTTAAAGGGGAAAAGACATGGAGCAATATTTTGATAAATATACTGCCATCTGTAAATAAAAAGGCAATAGAAAATCTCATCAAGACTGGTGCGTTTGCTGGATTTGGCAAAAGTAGAAATGAAATGTTGCATGAATACCATTGCTATCTAGACCTAACAAAGAAAGAAATGCAGGCAATAAAAGAAAATATTAAGTGTGATGGATCTCTATCCGATATTCTGAATAAGTTTATCAGTTACGGATTAAAGAAAAATGGAGGCTTTATTTCCACCGCCAGTAGATTTGACAAGATTAATAATATACTTACAAGAGTCAATAACCCCGGAAGAAATCTAGCCGATAATGGGATGATTTACGCAAAAATAGAGGAGAAGCTGCTTGGCTATTCCATAAATCACTCGGAGCTTAATTCATGCTCGGAAGCTGCCAATGCAAATACTACATGCAAACAAATAAATGATGGCAAGAAAGATAACTCAATCATAGCCGTAATAATAAAAAGAATAAGAGAGCACAAAACAAAAAATGGAGATTTGATGGCTTTTTTGTCAGTTGAAGATGAATCTGGCGAGCTTGAAAATATTGTAGTTTTTCCAGACATATACGAGCAAAACAAAGATATAATGTATGAGCAAGCCACTGTTCTCATGTCTGGGGAGATACAAGACAGGCAAAGAAACTCATTCATCGTAGATAAAGTTTTTTCAATATAGCAAAAAACTTGACTGTTGACGATTAGATGACTATAATTGAACATCAAGTCAGATAGACTTGTTATAATTTTAGGAATATTAAAAAAAAGGGAAACAATATGAGTATAGACGTTGAACAAATGATTGAGGATAACAAAAGGCTTGTGTACAGCATAGCAAATTCCATATATATCAAAAATAAGTTATTTTCTAAAGACGATTTAATACAGGTTGGATTTTTGTCACTATGCAAGAACGGTCATAAATACGATGAGACTAGAGGAAAGGTTTCTACTTTTATTACACACTGCGTAAGAAATGATATGATTAAGTTTATCAAGTCTAATAAAATGCAAGGCGAACTTTTGTATACAGGTAATTACAATATGAGCTATAGTAGCGATCAAGATCTTTCGTGTCTAGATTATCAAGATATTTGCTGTGTTAAAACAGAATTAGAAAAAGAAATAGTTGACATGAAGATTGTTGGAGAAACAAACAAAAATATTGCCTCAAGGTTAAATATTTCCCCGAACAAGGTTTCTAAAATAATTGCAGCAATGAAGTCGCGTATGGATAAGAGGAATAATGTCTAGAAAGAAAAAAATACTGTTTATCTCAGAAGCTGCATATCTAAATACAGGATATGCTAAGTATAGCAACGAAGTTATATCAAGAATTTATAGAACTGGTAAATATGATATAGCAGAATTTTCTATATATGGAAATGCTGAAGATCCACGACGATCCAGTATTCCGTGGAAAAATTATGCAAATATGCCGGATGTAAACAATCAAGATCAAGTTCAAGCATATAATGCAAATCCAGCTAATCAATTCGGAGCATGGAGATTTGATAGAATTTGTTTAGATTTTGAACCAGATATAGTGTTAACTATTCGAGATTTTTGGATGGACTCTTTCATCTATCATTCTCCTTTTAGAAGAATATTTTCATGGGCCTGGATGCCAACAGTGGATGCAAGTCCACAAAATCAAGAATGGGTAGATATTTTTTCAAATGCTGATTACATTTTAACTTATTCGGATTGGGCTAAAAATATCTTAGAACAGCAAGTTGGAAAGAATATAAATACTGTAGGTTCTGCTTCGCCTTCTGCTTCTGCATGTTTTTTTCCAATGGATAAGGATGCTATTAGATCTGAATTGAATTTAAGATCTGATGTGAATATAGTTGGCACAGTCATGAGAAATCAAAGAAGGAAATTGTTTCCAGTACTAATCAAATCATTTGGCAAATATCTAAAAGAGTCTGGAGATAAAAATACTTTCTTATATTTGCATACTAGCTTTCCAGATGCTGGATGGAACTTAGCAGATTTAATCCACAATAGCGAAGTCTCTTCTAGAGTATTAATGACATATGTTTGTGAAAAATGCAATCATATTGAAGCTTCCTTCTTTAGAGATGCAAAAAAGGTATGCAGTTCATGTAAACAATATAGTTCGTCACCTTCAAGTGTTTCAAATGGAGTCCCTGACGAGGTATTAGCTAAAATATATAATGTATTTGATATCTACATTCAATGTGCTAACTCTGAGGGATTTGGTCTTCCGCAGGTTGAAGCTGCTGCTTGTGGAATACCAATAGCATGTACAAATTATTCAGCGATGGAGGATGTTGTCAATAAATTAGGTGCATATCCAATAGAGTATTCCTATTACAAGGAGTTGGAAACTGGATGCAATAGGGCTGTTCCAAAAAATGATTCTATAGTAAGTATCCTAAAACAATTCTTCTCTCTTAATAAAGAAGAGAGGCTAGAGAAATCAAAACAAACCAGAAGACTGTTTGATGAAAATTATAATTGGGATACAACCGCTGAACAGTGGATGAAAGTTATTGATAAATGCAAATATGCCGATTGGAAGCAACCTCTAAGGATAATACCGCCTCCAGATATTAATATGAAAGAACCCTCCAACTATAACTTCTTGCAACAACTATTAGATGGCTATATATATTATGAACCACATAAGAATTCTCATTTTGCTAGAAATATGTTAACAGATTTGAATAGGGGATTTTCTAAATCATCTTGGGATGGATTTTACACTAGTGAATTCTCCCCGTTCTCTTCAAATAAGCCAAGACCTATAAATAGAGAAACTATCTTAAATATTTTCAAAAATAGGCTCCAAATCTATAATTCATTTGAAGATGGAAGAGTTAATAGATCAAAACTTACAGGAGATTGTGAAAAATGGTTAAGTTAGGAACCTTTTGTGAAGACTGTTGTTTCTATGATAAGCAAATTGAAAATTGCAAACATGGATTAATTGAAGTATTTAAAAATCGCGGTGCTGAAATTATATGGGAGGATTCATATCCTAAGATAGATAGAGTTTGTCAATATAAAAGACAGGAGGATTGGCAATCAGATAAAACTGATGAAGAGAAAATTCAACTCTGTAAAAAAGAAATATATATTACTGGAACGATTATATTATTAGCTGACGATAAGGAGACATTACTAAAGTCAATATTACAGTTAAATCAATTTGAACATATTGATGAATTCAAAATAATAGTCATCTACAAAGGAATTATGTATAAGGATGTGCTAAATGTATGCGGAAATAATTTAAAAAGCGAATATAGATGCCTAAAGACTATAAATAATGATATAGAATTTCAAATATATAAAGCTCTCAAATTTGCAAAAAATGGATACTTATTCATATTAGAAGCTGGTAAATCACTTGACGAAAGCCTAATAGATAAAGTTAATAACTTTGTCAATAGAAAAATGTTTAGGCTTTTACATATTCAAGGAACTGATGGACTACATCAATCAGTTAGTATGATACATCTATATAAATGGCTAAAAGGTGACTTAGGAACAAATTTTGGCAATAAACTAAAAAGCATATCTCAGCAGGAAAATTCAGATCATCAAGTTTCCAATTGGAAGGAAGTCAATGAGCAATATAGTTCTTAATTATAAGGTTTGCAAGAACATAGATGAGTCTATTATAGAAAAAATAGTCAATAACTCTGTTTCTGAGAAGCATAAAGTTTTCGTTAATCTATATGATTTTTCTCCTCTAAAGATGGTAGAAGGCATAATCAAAAAAAAGTTCTCAGGCAATAAGAATATATCAGTATTTACAAAAGACTTTGAAGATAGGAATGAAGCTGATAATATAATGCTTGAAAATTTAATTCAATATGGTGATTCATTAGCTTTTGGAATGATGTCCGAGTCCATCATATTAAATCAATTCGCTATAGATAAAATTGATTTTGAATTACTAAATGAAGATATTAACGGATTTTTATATTTTGATTACTCCGTTAATAATATTAGATGCTATTTAAAATCAAGGTCTTCAGAAATAAATAATAGTATTATTTCTGTGTTTTGGTCAACAGAAAAACTTATTAGATTCATAAACGATAAAGATAAAATGAAAACTATTAGCAATAATTTTGCTGGCGTTCATATACCTAAGAATTTATGCACTGCATATACAGATAATGAAAACTAAAAAGTTCATTCATATTCATAAAATCAAAAGTGAGGCAAATGATAAGATAACATTTATCATTCTGTGTGCAAAAAAGTCAAATAGACGAGGATACAGAAATGTTCCACTGACTATCATTAACAATGAAACCGTAATAGATAAACAGATAAATACGATAAACAAAAACTATAGTGAGAGTGATATAATAATAGTTTCAGGGTTTGAACAAGAGAAACTAATCAATCATCTTCATTCAAAAAATTACACTAATGTCAGGATTGCGGAAAATCAAAACTATAAAATGTCAAGCGTATTAGATGGATGGAGAATGGGATTAAATCTAGCATTGAAACAGGACACTTACATAATTCATGGGGATAGAATATTTGACGAGTCTTGCATATTTCAAGAAGAATGCAAAAATACACACACATTGATACATAATGTGGACAAAAATAATTATGATTTTGGAATATCGTTTGATGGAGATAAATTCTTGAATATTTCCTATGGCCTTCCCAATTTATGGTCTGAAATATTTTTCATTAGCAGGTCTGATTTTTCTAAAGTAAGACAGTTGATTAACACATGCTTAGAAAATAAAGTATACAGCATTGATTCATTCATAAATCTTTTATCCACTTATATCAATATTTCCATCGTGCAAAAAAAACCAAAAGACGTTAAACCATTAAAGGATCTATTATGAACATATTGTGTTATAGATATTCTCAAGATTTGCGATTTGAATCAATATTGTCCGTTCTTTCTAAAGTAAAGTACAATGTTGGTTATGCGTCTGGGGAATTAAGCGAAAAAAATATTGCCGATTTTAAACCAGATGTTATTGTCCATAATATTCCTGATGCTGAAAATTTTCCAATTAAGAATAGTGCAATAAGTATCAATATAAATGAGACTAATACTGATAGATCTTTTTCTTTTAAGGATGAGACATCAAAGAATTATATAGCTAGATTTGTTGACTATAAAGATTGCAATGTGAATGCAGATCAGATAAATAAATATAGATCAGATATACTATATATTGGATCTCCCGCTCCGTTCGTCACGTTATTAAATCTAATCCATGATAATAATCGTAAAATAGTCTTTAAATTTTTCAATCACAAACCTCAGAATATAATAGGATATTGCGGCATGTGTGACGTAAAAGATTATTTCAAATTCTATAGATATGCAAAAGGATCAATTGTTGAACATGGCGATATGAGTAGAATGATGGATATAATAGTATCAGACGGTAATCCAATTATATACAATAAAAATAACGAAGAGTGTATAGAGAAAATAATCTCAGCAGTTTTTAACAATGAAAGATATACCATTGATGGTCTTTCCAAAAAAGACATCATTGAGAATCATACATCCTTTGATAGAGTTGCTAAAATTTTCAAAACTGTGGGTCTAAATAAAGTAGCTGAAGACATAATTGACAATAAAAAAAGAGTGTGGTACAAAAATGAAAACAATGATTTGCTTTGACCATCTATCTTATTCTCAATTTAATTACGAAGTGATTAATGAGATAAATAAGATTGTATTAGAATGCTCAGATGAGATTTGTATATGTTCTATGGATCAAACATATCCGTTCTTAAATATAAATACGGCTATTTTTAACCCATCTGAAATGGATTCCTTTAATGATGGATTAATAATTTCACACACATTAAAAAGTGCTGAAGCTATCTTGTCATGTGCAAATAAATCTCAGAAACTCCTCTATTTATATGATCTTGATTGGATGTTTCAACCAATTATGTATGACGATATATACAGAATACTTACACACGAAAACTTAAAACTAGTTTTGAGATCATATGAGCACATTGATCCAATTAAAACATTATGCGATAGAGAGCCGAATGCTGTATTAGAAAAGTTTAAACTGGAGGATATATGGAATTTGCTTTAAAAAACAAAGACAAGATACTTGATATGTATAATAGAGGACATAGTAGTTATGAAATAGCTGAATCTCTAAATACATACTCTACTAAAATCCTAAGAGCTTTAAAGTTTCTTGGCAAGATTCTGCATGACGATGAAAATTATTTCAAAAGAGATTATTCAGAAGCTCAAAAATTAGCTTTAGAAAAGGGTCGTGCTAGACATCCAACAGAAGGTAAGAAATTAGACAATGTTCATAAAAGAAAAATAGGAGAATCTAGATCTAAAGCATATCATTTACTTCCTGAAGAAGAGAAAAAAAGAATTGCCGAAATTAGCAAGGCCAATTGGCAGGCTCTAGGCAGGGCGAAACAGGAAGAAATAAGAAGTCTAGCACTGGAAAGTGTCAGACAGGCGAGTAAGCTTGGATCTAAAACTGAAAGACATTTAAATAATGGACTTGCCAAATTAGGATACAAAGTTGAATTTCATAAAACTGGGCTGGTATTTGGTAATAATTTGGAAGTAGATTTATTTTTACCCGAAGTAAAAACAGCAATTGAAATTGATGGTCCCGGCCACTTCCTGCCGATATGGGGTCAAGAGAAACTGATCAAACAGCAAATAGCAGATACGGCAAAGCAGGGTATTTTGATAAATGGCGGATATGTAATCATCAGAATTCGTCAAATTGACAAAAGTATTTCCTTGACAAAGATGAACCATCTGTTAAACTTAGTAGTCGGAGAAGTTGAATCCATAAAGAATAATTTTCCTTCACAAAAAAACCGTTTGATAGAAATTGAGGTAAAAGATGGACAAACAAGAAGAATCTAGTATACCCGACATGCTATCTCCAGAATGGAATGATTATGTCATGAAATTCTTTACTGATAAAGAGCTAATTGATGGCAATCCTTTGACTGCTGGATTGAGGCGTGTTGCAGAGATGCTCATTGGCGAGATCATTTCAAGCAGGCCAGTAGATGTACAGCGTGTAGAGACTAATGATCCAATAGGTAGAACTACAGTTATTTATGAAGTACAATTCCTTGTCAAGAAAGATGATAAAGAATATGTAAAAACTTATGCTGATGTATCTGATGTATGGGCCGGAAACACTGATGATCTTTTCGCAGTTCATGCTCCCGCAACTGCCGCAACCAAAGCAGAGGGCCGTGCTTTGAGAAAGGCATTAAAAATACGTGCTGTTGCTGCTGAAGAACTATGCAAAAAAGATGTTTCAGAATATCTAAGTCAGCAAATTGGACAGCTTGACGAAAGAATTAAACCGGAACAAATAAAGTATCTTGATATGAACTGCAAAAAATTAGATATTGATCTAATTAAGTTCATCAATTCTGGAGAAAAAGAATATAATACTGTGTACGAGGTTAAGAGAGAAACAGCCGCTAAGATGATTGATATGATCAATAAATTCAAAAGGGGCGATAGTACTCTCAGTAAAGATTTAAAAGGCTATCAAGAGAATTGGAATGAATCATGAAAGTAGAATATTTTTTAAAACTAGGCGGAAAAGATGTTGTTGTATCTGAAGACTGTGAAGCAGATACAGATGTGTTTAAATTTCTGCATCATATGCACGAGCTTTTTGATGATAATGTCTGCAATAGGAATGGACAATCATCTGATAAAGTTCGCGTAAATGTTAGGACCGATAAGGATGATAACGAGTATTATGAAATTGTTTGTTTTGATCCAAAGAATTCGGAATGTCATTATGCTCGTCGTGTCTTCGGCGTAAACAAAAAGGGTGGTGGACTATTTCCTAAGAATAAGGATGATGATGGAAATTGGAAACCTTGGCGTAAATATAATAAAGAAACTGGCAAAGAAGAATAAATAATTTAATACATTGACGGTCTAGATCATCGCTAGACCGTCAATTATCTTATTGAGGTACATATGAAATACTATAGGTTGATATTCAAGAGAGAAGATGAAAAGGTTTTATTTAGTGAAATCATAGAACAGGAAGTAGCTACAGATGAATTTGAGTCAATGAATTGGGAATCGCCAATAATTAGACATGAGATGGCTGGTCATGTTCATTTTATCGCTCTGGATAGAGATTATCTAGATGCCATGTTGCTTGGTATTGGAACTTATCAAGCTATGTCTGGAACTATAGAGGTTTAAAATGGAAGGAAAAACAACCCCATGTGAATGTCCTATGGCTGGTTTTTGCCAAAGGCACGGTGTAAATAAATCAACGCATCTTCATAAGTTGTGCCAAAATCATATTGGTTATTTTAATATGTGGGAAGAATGCAAGGGACCAAATCAAAACCCTAGCGACTGTATTAAGCCTCAAAAGAGCGAAATGCCCAATGAAGAACAACCCCAAACAAACCTTCCTTCTAAAATGCAAATGGCTAAAAATTTCATTAAATCTGCTTCAGAACATGTTGTAAATGGAATGAAAAATGTAAGTACAGAGAAGCAGCAAGAGAGATTGAAAATTTGCGATGAATGCCCACATGCGATTGAGGGAGGCAGTAGATGTGGAAAGTGTGGATGTTTTTTACAGACTAAAACAAAATGGGAAAGTTCAAGATGCCCAATTGGTAAGTGGTGATTAACTTGATTCTGTAACTATCCATTTAATAATAGAATCAGAGCAGAAATTACCAACACCTTGTGAATCATCTTGTGGTATTTTATCACATTCACAATCTGAAGCCCACCATTCTCTTACACCGCTACTTGTAGGAGTGGCAACTACGTATTCGCCCCCGTATGGTATTGGATTACAATCACAGTCTGTATAGTCTGTGCAGAAAACTTCTGCACCACATAGACCATCTACAACTTGTGACTGACAATCACATATTTCGTCTGGAAATGATATAAAATTCCCAGGATGCTTATGTAAATACTGGTTTTCTTTACATTGCCACATCCTAACATAACTTTTAGAGCTGCTTATTCTAAGTGCTTGTGATGCATTGCAACCATTAACAGCCCAGAATCCCGGCTCTACGAAAGTTTCATTGCAGCGTCTAGTTGGTGCTGATTCTCCGATCTTACTATTATGATACCAAAGGCCAGCTGGAGTTACCCCATCCAAACATGGACCTTCTGCGTCAGAACTTATCGTAGCAGTATATTCTGCTAAATTAAAAAGAATACATTCTCCAGGCTTATTTTTAGTTGCATATTTACATTGGGTTGAACTACAGCTACATCCAGGACTATGAATAATCCCCTGACAAGCCCGTGAAGGCCACTCCTGAACACCCTGTAAAAAGGTAGGTGGATCTAGAGGGAATTGTTTCCTAGCTATTCTATTTAAATTACACTCAACGTCTATCAAAATCTTAAAAGGATTGAATAAACATTGATCAACACCGCTGGCTCTAACTAATTCACCATTCTTATAAGAAACACCAAAACGATCAAGATAATAACCCATTGATTCAAAACTATTCACATTCCATGTTTTAGGTGCATGTATACCGGCCAAAATACTTGCCTCTGTATGTGTTTGAATATCATCTTGACATCCACTTCCGCCAAATGTACAACTTTTTGTATCCGATGTGAATCTCCAACCTGGATGAACAACTCCTATAAGTGGTAAATAATCTTCAACTAATACTGTATCATCATCTATTCCCAAATAATCTAGTGTTTCCTGAATCACATTATCATCACAAAAGTCTACAAATCTTGTTTTCATCTCATTTAAAAGTGGAATTGCTGTTGGTATCGTAAAATCAGTTTTTCCTCCAGCAGCACTATCTGCTGTCTCTTCTACATACCCAATATTTGTTGGATGATTAGAAATGTCATTATTGTCCAGGCAAATTTGAGATCCTCCAAATGGTGCTAATTTTGTTCCTTTTTTATAGCTATGTCTTGGAAAAAACATCTTATTACACCATAGTTCACCACCACACGTAATTGAATCTTGTACGCAACTATGAGTTCCGGTTGTTGCGAATATTCCGTTGAATCCCGATGGCGAGTTATACTGCGTGGATGTAAATATTGTGCCTGTATTCTGTATAGCCTCGGGGGTTCCACTACAAACATATTCGCCGCTTAGAAAAGGTGCAGAGGCCGATACTGTGCCATTATTAACCGTTGGGATTAAAGAGGCACTATAAAACAAGTTAAAATAATTCCAAACGTGACTTCCAGAAGGAAAACCTGGATTTTGATATTTGTAATCCTGAGAAACATACACCCCGGAAGATGGTTTTATACTACAGGGAGCATTAGAAACAGGAGTTACAATATCCGCTAGTGTTGCATATGGCATAATAAAACAGCCAGATGAAGTTCCATCATTATATTCATAAGATCCCGCATTAATTGGCAAGCACTTACTAATAGTCTCTTCAGTTTCTGGATCTTCATAAGTCTTTAATTCCTTCCATGTTCTATCGTGTTCATGATATTCTCTCGCCAAATATAGCCTATATCCTACATTCTCAATGCAGTCAATTTTTGTAACGATTGCTATTTCAGGAGAGCATCTTTTCTTTCTTACTTTTACTGAATCTTCAGGTATGCCTCCGCTCATATAAATTGGAACACCGCAAGTTCTTGAATTAGAATCTGTATTTGCTACGCATCCTGTATTTTCTGCGCAGTTAATTACATTGCCCGGTTCAGAAGAATAATCAATCGTTAATTGTTCACAGTCAGTAGAACTTGGAAGCTCTACTCCATAATATGGCTCATATAGTTCATGTCCAATTCCACTTGATATTCCATTTATTCCATGATTCCAATTAAACCAGTCTTGACTATCTCTTGATCCAAGATATAATCCCATATATGGCTGTTCTGGATTTAATATAGCTCCCTGAAGATTTCCCATAATTGGAGTCCCGTCATATGACATCCAATAAACAATAGCTTGAGTTACATCATTCCCGTAATCATTACTCAAAACATATCCAGTATTTCCTGGCAATATAGTGTATTCTGCTAATAAATATGGATCTTTACATAAGCAGTCACATTCATTAAACTGATAATTAAGTGGAACGGGTCTTGGTATAATTCCTTCATAGCCTACTTGTTCTCCACAAACACATGTTACTTCGCCTGGGCCAGTTCCATTTGGACAGCTACTACATACCGTATTATCTAGACATACTTGATAATTTGGAGCATATCTACCTTCATCATCTGGCTCTCCATAAAAATATGTTCCTTCTGGCTTACAGCCGTATGTATAAAATTTATCCCCAGGACAAAGACCAAAATAGTTAGTTTCTTGATCTCCCCAATAGTTTTGACCGCCAGGAGGGTAAAGAACTCCATTTGCATAGTTCATTCCAGGTATTCTTTTTAATGCATACTCTGATAACTTCATAAAGGTATTTACATGAGTTTCTGCAATCATCCAAAATGTTGTTCTAAGTTGTAAATCCTCACCAATTTTTGGTGGATAATGATAACTACATCCGGGTGCATAGAATGAAGCTAATGAGTCTCCTTCATATTTAGCGTCTGGATATTCTGCATTTTTCATAAATACAAACATGCTTGGACATGCTAAGTCAAACTGAGCGTAGATTCTATATCCATTACCTCCCTTCTCGTCATAGCCAACGTCCAAATAGGAACTGTTTAAATCATTGCATCCAGAAATCTCTGTTAATCCATCAGCATCTCCACCTGGATTGCTAGTAAAGCCAAAAATTAAATCATTTGTACCAGAAACAATAACCGGATATAAGGTAGTAGTAATACCGCTTGCGCATTGACAGGTGTTTCCTTCGTATGCACTAGCAAACTTTGAATAATAAGATGAATCTCCACATCCGCTAGCATTAAAACCAGTATCACAATTAAAAGGAAGTCCGTCTATCTTAACCTTGCCAAATCCAGCAACATTTTGACTAACTGGACCATAGGCACAATAATTATGTCCATATCTTCCAAGTCTTGTCAATTCTGATCCTGTCTTCCTCTGATCAAAGATAAATTCTGTATTTAGTCCTTCTATCTCTAATGTCAGATTTTTATTTTCCATTTTTGATGTAACGCATCCGTTGCAGTCGTCTGCACTTTCTATCTCTATTAAAAATGGCACACTGTCTGTGGGCCATCCATTAATTGTATTTAATATATTTGTGAATGTTCCAGTTGTGCTATAGTCTAGATAGTCTACAGTTGACTCACAGTCTTGTGACGCATTACAAGTGTTTTCTGCTTTCTCTGTCACAAAATAAGGTGCTATTAATTGACCATTGCTATCAGCCACGCCCCAATAACCATAACCACTACCCGCTACTTGAACAAATGGCCCTACGCCATCTTCTCTTTCCAGTGTTCCGCTGCCCCAATAGCCGCCACCAGTTTCAGGTGCTGGCGTTGGAGCTTCTACATTCCAATACATAGGCTCTGTTATGTCGCCGGTTGGATTTGCATTAGTATATGTTTTTTCTTGATGAAGTTTCGCAAACGCTTCTGTTATGACATTTTTTCTATTCTTTGATTCTTTGCCGCATAGATTCATGATATAGCCATATGTAGTATACGGCTGTCTTACTAGGCATGAATATGGATTGGTATGTAGTGGGTCACAGTATTCGCTGTCTGCAAAAAATTCAACAGCATCTTCCTGTCCATGATGAAGAACCTTATTTATTAAATCAGATATTTGATGTCTTGGGTCTAAGCATCCATATCCCGTTGGATCTAAATCAAAATTTGGCAAATGCGGATATGTTATTGGACTCGCTATCGTCGCATGTGTTGGTGCAGATGTTGGTGCCTCAGAACCTTGATTGTCACAGTCGCAATAACAGGGACTGTTTGAAGGTCTTCCACCCCATGCAGAATTTAAATTAATAAACATGTGGATCTCTTGACCACCAAGCTGTCTTTTTAAATCTTCTATGCCCGTAGGAACACTTCCTTGGTCTTTCCATGCACCTAAAGGAAGTCCACTAGAATCAAAAGAACAATTGTCATTAAAGTCGCAACCTCTATAAACAAAAGCCAATCTAGCTACTTTATTTGTCAGATATATTTCTTGACTCTCTGGATCTGGACAGCTAGTATATTTATCATACTGCGTTACACAGTCTGGAAAGACTTCAAGAGTGGCATGTTTGCTATAACATGTGGCGTTTCTAGACTTCCCTTTAGTTAGAGCTTGATCAAATCTTCCGATATTGTCGCATCTATCGGTATCAAAAAACGAACCGTAGTATGATTTAACCCTTTCAAATAATGCATGTCCGCTTTCTATAGGATCTGATCCAGAGGCAACTATATAAGAATCTCCACTAACGATTACTGGATAAAAATATTCCACACCGCTAATAGTAACTCCACTTATTGATGGATAAGTCCTATCAATAGCCCCAGAAATGCTAGCAGAAGCAGGCTGTATTGTATTAAATAAATCATAATCATATCTCCATTCACGATCACGATTTGACTGTCTTAAATTTTTTGGATTATTGAATACTCTTCTGAAGTCAGTATGATAATTTTGTACATCGCAAAGGCTTTTTGTTTCATCTGAAACTCCATATGCCGACAAACCGCAGCATGTTTGTTCATCATACGTTCCAAAAGCAACCCAGTGTCCACTATCACCTATTCCTATAGAAAAGTTTCCAGTTGGCATATTAGCAGTTAATGGTGCGTTACCAGTAGATGTTCCTACAAATTTAACAGAAGTATATGTTCCATAGTGGTTCATATCAAAAATCGTGTATATATTGTTAAAGATTTCTGGATTAACATCCGTTTTAATACCGATTGTCATTCCGTTTTTTAATCCGCTAGCTGGGATAGGATTGCCATACGAACCATAAGACAGACGGGCTTGAATAAATGGCGATTCTGATGTGTCTCTGTAAATACTGTTAACGTCTGAAAAATAACCGGCATATTTTCCTGCTACTGCACCATCCGGCCTACATGCGGAAGAATAATTAAAGTAAGAAGAATCACCAGTTGTTTTAATTCTAGAATAGTCATATTTCTGAAATCTTTTGTTGCTGGAAATTATATTTTGTTTAGCTTCTCCATCACATCCCACTAAATAACCAGATGGAATAAAAATATCTTCTTCTTCGTGGCAGTTTTCAACACTTGCTAATCTCCACGCTCCACTCATATTCCTATAAATCTTGGTATTAAAATTTATCTTATTTCCCCATCCAAAGTTTTCTGGAAACTGCTTAAATATTTTATAAGGCTCAGTCTCTGGACATGACTTTGTATCGGCTGTAACTGCGGCTATTAATCCTTTCGGCCTATCAACAAGATATACTTCGGCACCACCCCTGCCTATACCACTTCCTTCAAGAACGCCATTGCTTCCATAATGCTTTGTTATACCTGTATCTGGATCATAAACAGACCTGAAAAATACATCTGGTCTTTGCTCGTTAACCCATGGTCCGCCATCATAAGCACTGCTTTCACAATCCCTAAATGCCTTATGGTCTTCATCATGACCGTCAAAAAAGTCATAATATCCATTAGAATAAGTAGCCCATCCAGAAATTAAAACTCCGCTAAATCCCCAAAATTCAGGATTCGCCGTGATAGAAACCCTAATATTTCTTGATAGAGAATAGTTCGTTGAAGCAACAGAATCAATATTTAATCTATTTCCTTCTGAACAAAATTCTGTATTAATACATTGTTTACTACAACTGTAACATTTTGTATTTTCAATTCTTCTAGGTGGCCAACCTTCAGGCGGTCCACCCGGTGGCCAGCCCGGAAAATCTCCAGGCGGTCCACCTGGAAGTCCAATAATATCACGTTCAGATGTTGAAGCAAAGGGAAATCCAGCAATCGGCCTATCATTAAACATAATCTTCTCCGGTCCTAATTATTTATGAGTGCGGTTTCTTCTCCACACCATTCGCAAGTCTTAAATCCTTGAGTTTGAAGTTTCATTGTGCATTTTTGTAAAATTCCGTTATCACATTCAACGTGAGTAACAACTTGTTGTGATTTAAATTCAGATTGAATAACCCAATGTACTGGAAGAGATTCTGTTTCAGCCTGTGCGTCATATGGATATATAGTCACAGCACAAGATTGACTTGGGCTAAATCCTCCGCTCGGTTCAAGAGTGGCACCAGTTAAAGATCCTTCTTCAAATAAAAGAGTAATATTTGAGCATATTTTACACCCAGAGCCAAGTACCGCAAATCCACCTAATGAGTATCCATTGCCTCCGTTATTTACAGTAAATGTTGCCAAGCCGCTTGAATCTGTATATATTGTACCGGAAGCACCACTGCCAGTTCCCCCGGTAAATGAACCAGTATTAACTCTCTGTTTTCTTCCTGTATATACAGTAAACGCTAAATCTCCTACATCAAAAGCTTGCCTAAGAGGGTTTTCAATAAGTATTTTCTTTTTCACTGAACTGGTATTATGTCCTCCACCGCATGGCACAGTTATATGTCCGCAATCATTGCAGTCTTGCGTCCAGATATTGTAAAAACTATTATTGTTGATTGGAGATTGTTTAGTTTCTCTAATGATAAATGCCTCATAATAAGGATACTCTATATCACCATAATCTAGCTGTTCATAATATCCAACATTTGCGGCACTATTATTAGTATATGCAATATATTCTGGATCGTATAGATTGCCCGTGGAGTTAAAAGTTCTTAGAGTATTTGGTGCATTTCTAACATATTGATCTCTTCCATTGCTTCTATCTACCTCAAAAGAAAAGCTAGGAGGTGTGTATAGATTTGTTAGCTTTACTAAATATATCTTTGTATTTCCACCGCCACCTGTCCATACACCTCTTTCATCATCCCATCGCAAATCCACTGGTCCCGATTTCCATAAGTTCATATTCCAGCTTGCTTGAGAATGGAACTTATTTTCATTACCAGTATCTGCTGGAACTGGCAAGTCATTAACATCATAGCCCCATCCTGTCAATACCATTGGAGATTTTAAGCCAACACCTCTAATTCCACTTGTTTCGACTTTATGTCTTGCGTAATGATCCTTCTCAAAAGAAAAATCAATAGGGGCACCAATGCCGCTTGGATAACGTCCAGATGGACCAACAGTTCCAGAATCTAAAGGATTATAGTTGAGAGAAAACGCTATGTTATGTCCACTTCCCATCCATACGTCTTTGTATGGATCGTCAGCACTATTTATTCCAGTTAAAGAATTGAATGGATTAAATGGATTTAAAGTTTGAGCATTTCCCACAGATGTTGTATCTGTTGGATTAGTCCAGTATGGCATATATGGGCCAGTACTGCCAGAGTCCATAGCGTTGTTATATGGACAAAATATAGCGTCAAAAGAAGTGGCACTTGTTAAATTCCAAGGATTTCTATCATCGCCAGTTTCTAAAAAACGATCCGTAGCTTGGACAAAAGAGTCCAAATCCATAATACCTATTTGTGCCTGTGGTATTTCTCTATAATATCCGCTAATTATTGGAGAATCTGGTGATGTATTTACGGTTAGTCCAGTTGCTGTTGGATTTCCTTGAGCCCTCAATACATGGCTTATCTCTCCAACTAAAACCAAGGAAGCTGGATTTATAATTAATTTTGGATCTTTTTTTGTATGCATAATATTATCTTAGTTTTAGCTTTTTGATATCATTAGATATTTTAGTCAATTTCTTTTCTAAATCTCTCGTATTTTTACCAAATTTTGGCGAAATTGTTTTGAAACTATATGTTGTTTCTATATTATCATTTGTTATGTTAATTTTAATATCTGTAACCTGTTGTATACCATATAAACTATCCCCTATCCTTTTTATATTAGGAGCACCCGGCACTGTAATACTTCCTTCTTCTAATGCAAATAAACCAAAATTATCAATAGAATTGGCTCTTCCCTGTGCTGCTAAATTCATTCCTGTAAATCCACTTGTTTGATCTAATTGGTAAGTACCAAAGGGGCCAAAATTTGTAGGAATCAAGAAATTTTCTGGAACTAAAGATTCATCCTGTTCGTATTCTATTTTGCCTCTAAATACTATTGAATTTAAATTTGTCATCCACGGGCCGTAAACATATCTAGTAGAGATTTGAGGATAACTAAAAGATCTCGGTGCAACACATGCCTGGAATGGATTTAATATAGATAATAATGTATCTTCAGTCATTAATGCTTGTCGCGGTCTAACAGGTAGTGGGTTGCCGGTTGCACAAACTTCTGAATCATTTTTTCCTCCAGTAAAAACATTAAATCCATACATAGAAGGTCTTTGTGGACTCAAAGGACTTGATGGAGATGCAACTGGTAAAAATACTCTGGCTGTGCTAAACTTGACAAAGGGGAAACAAAATCTACCATTATCTTTGTAGTCTAAAGATTGAAGTCCTGGGACAACAGTAGATAACCATGTTGGATTGGTTATATATGGAATATTATGCTGTACATCCGTAGCAAAATAACCACTAGATACTACTAGCTGACCAGGCCCGCCTGGACATGCCGGTGGATCAGAAGATGACGTATTTGCTCTATTGTCTTCCTGAGTATTTGTAGCCTTATCTGTTCCAGCCTGTCCTTCATTTATAGGCACTATGCCGCTTTGAGTTTTTGTATTAACCCATCGCTGGCTTTGTCCTGTAATAATATTACTATATGGCAATGCCGCTCTATTATACAATCTATCATACGGAAATGGTAAAAATGAATATTGTGATTCTATATTTTCTGGTGCGGCATGTATTACGTTATTTTGTCCATACTTAGTTATACATAAAGCATCTAATGAATATTCAGAAAAATTAAATACTTGAGTAGATTGTCCAAGCAAACTAGTCATTTCCTGTGCATAGCTCTTATCATATGGCCCACCAGCAGCAACAAAATTATGATCATAATTTACAAAAGCTGATATCTTTCCATCAGATATAAAATTATTGCTTTGTGGTATTTCTCTTGAGTAATATAGAGATGGTTCTACATATGCAGAATCTGTAAGTTCCCATGATCTCTTGAAGTTGCCAACTAAATTTTCACCGTCTAAATTCTGAATAGTTTGAGCATATGGAACTGGAGCATACCACGATTTACCATAATGTGTATCGCCAATCTCTTTAAGCTTTTCTGAAACTGGTGGTAAAATATATCTCTTAACATTCATTTCTGCGGCGGCACAAGTTAAATTCAGTCCTAAACCAAATACGCTGCCAGGAGGATCTTTTGGAACTCCATCTGATGAAACATTTTCAGTTAACGAGTCACTAGCCGTTCCTATTGATGAAAATGAATTTCCTAGTCCTAAGTTATCAGATAAGCCAGCATAACCAAGACCTCCAGCTGCATTTATAGATTCAGTAGACTTTTCTAGATCTTCCTTAGACCCATTGCCACTTCCAGATGGATATACTGGAGAAATACAGTTTGGGTAAAAATAATTTTTAATGTTTCTTAACTTGCCATATTTGTATTTATAAAAGAATGCCTTCCAACTAGATTCAGAACGCATAGCACAGCGAATTTCTAATAAAGAAGCGGCATATATACCATTGTGAAATACGCCTGGAATCGTTAAATTGCCGAAGTGAGTCTGCATATCCACCAATATGTAGTCGTCGCAATCTCTTGGATCTAAAATAGGAGTTACTACTGGTATTTTTCTTGTTGATGTTTGGTTGAGCCCTAAAGAATCTGTAGCTGTATCTGCAACTTCTCTTGGATCAGTACCGTTTGGTAAAATAATATCGCCCCAATAATGACGAAGCATATTTCCAGGTACTGTAACGATTCTACTTTGATATCCACCTGTAATTACTTTCATGGTAGTTACATCATTCATTTTGATAGATATATCAGAGCTTTTAATTTTGAGATCTGATAATTTACTGGGATCAAATATCTCGCCGCTATATACTGGTAGATCACCACCAAGTGCTGCTGATTTTGTTCCAACATCCCAAAAACCCTCATCCGCAGAATCAAGACCATAACTATCTAATGGATCTGAATAGGTTGTTAGATTATTAGCTAGCCCATATCCTGGTTGTCCAGGCCTTTCGCCTGGATGGATAGCATTATCTTCTTGAAATACGTTATTATAAATGTCTGGAACTTCTAAGCCAATAAGGTTATAAGCTATATTGCTAAAAGGACGATTTGGATTAAGAAAAGCGTTTTTATCAACAGTTTGTATTCTAATTGTTCCCCCGTATTGTCCTCCAGAGGTGAACTTTCTAGTATCTGCTCCTTGCCAATTACATCTAGCTGGATTAGTCCATAATGGATCTTGTTCTTGCAATGTGGGACTTCCAATGCTTACATCACTATAAATGTCAATATAAGAATAATAATCTATATTTGCTTCATCGCACAATGCGGTAATAATTTCACGTAATGTTTTATATTGCCCTTCTACTCTGAATTGTGGACCTAGCTTCCCAACAACTTGATTATAAAAATGTAATGCATCAAAATGATAATAGTATGGTATGCCTTGGTCATTAGCTCTAATATCATAATTATGTCTTCCAAATAGTAAATTACCGCCATGAGTCCTTTGTCTATATCCATTAGTCATAGGCGGGACATGATTAATACCCATATGTAAAGCCCACATTAATTTTATAAGAGGTATTCCATCCTGACTTCTGCCGCTATAACCAAAACCTCCATAGCTTAAAGGTTTTCCTTTATTGTCAGATGATGTTGGAACTCTGTACTTTATATCATCATTTTCTAAAATTCCAAAAACATTAATTAGATTTGAAATATTCCACCAATGATAAACTCCTGGGCTTATACTTAATACATCAACCAGTGCATTATTATGACCATAATCTTGATATCCTAGTCCAGCAATATTGTACAATCCTTCTACAGAAGAACCCATTCCGGTATATCCATCAAGAATAACACTGGTGGATTCCAATATTTTGAGAGGGCTAATTAAGTTTGCAGAATATGTTTTACTATTACTAGCCGATCTAGAAAATGAATCTACAAGTCCTATGTATTGAAATAATACGTTTCCGTATGTATCTTTCAATTCAAATAAAACAGGAGTTCCAAGAACTGGTATGACTAATCTATCGCCCCCGGTTTCATCTTCAATTAATCTACAACTCAAAGAACCGCCCTGAGATGACCAGTCAGCAGAAACATTAAAATCTACTACTGTACATCCAAACAATTTTATTTGAGCCAAATTTGGATTAGCCCCATCTGCCGATGTACCAAAAGGCTGTATACTGCTCATATCAAGTCCTTTCGTAAGTCCATTCTATGTTATAACTATAATTTCTTGTCCTTGCGTCCCAATTTTCAGTAGGTGCTGAATGAAAGCATTTACCATTAGCAACGGTAAAATTAGGATCATTTACTGGATTCATGGCTTGAAAAATTTCATTTAAGGCCGCATTTTGGCTGGCGTTTATACTTGGTTTTTGACTTATGTATAATTGTTGAAGTGATCCGCGTATATTATTTGCTAAAACCCCATTTGTATTTATATTGGTTTCATTTATAGATGGTAATTGACCCATCGTTACATTAATTG